GCCGTTTTGACGCTAAACCCTATCACGCCAAGCGTTGCCGCAGAGATGCCGGCAAGGATTCCGCGATACTCTTTAAGCTGTGCGCCGAATCCTTCGACCCTCTGCTGATTTACTTCCCACCAGCCGGCCAGCCCCTCGGCCGCCTGGGCCGCTTCGCCCATGCTGGCCGTGGCAGTTGCGCCAGCTGCCGCTATCGCGGCCCCCATCTGCTGCCCCTGCGCTTCGGCGCCTAAAAGGTTGTCCCTAAAGGCGTTGGCCCGCTGATCGGCTTCAGACAAACCTTCAGGGTTGATCGCATAGCCGATCGATATGAAAATGTCACGTAGCGCCATGGATCAACCCCTCCTTTGCTTGAGTCTTCGCTTCGCTTCCTCTTCCTGCACCTTTGCCGCCCGTCGCTGGGCCTCCTCATAAAGATCCAAGGCGGCGTTGGCCTCCTCCAGCTCGTCCCAGCCCATCGAACGGACTTCCGAGTACGAAAACAAGCCGCTAAAAACGAGCCGCCAGAGGCGCCACTTGCGGCGGGCCCTCTGGCGGTATCGTGATGGGTTAGACTGGACCTGGCTACGCGTCTCGAAAGAAAAGGTGGTAGTACAACTGCCACAGCTCCGCCTGGTCGAGGAACTCGTTGACGACAGTTATCAGTTGGTTGATCTCGACCAGCGACCGCAAATCCTCTGGTGACGCCCCACTAATCACTCCGTGCTCAACGCACCCCCGCAAGAAAGCGCTGCGTTTAAGCTGCTGATTAGCCCCAACATACTCCGTCGCGGCCCAGACCTGCCATGGCACGCCTGGGTGATGCAGGCGAAACTCCAGGGCCCCGATGACTACCGTATCGTCCTCGGGCAGCTCGAAGCTGTCCACCTTCAAACCCGGAGGATCCGTGATTGTATTTTCCAGCATAGTGTTAAGCAGCTCTTCCGCCGCCTTGATTGTCCGTTTCTCCACGAAGGCGTCCATCTGCTCCAGCTGCCACATGGCGCTGGGGATCTGCACCCGGTAGGTTTTCCCGTTGATGGTTAGCTTCTGGGGACCCTGCTTTGCCTTAGCCATTAGCTAACCCCCTCGAACGCCGCATTGTAGTCGAAGATGAGAATCTCCCATTCCACAGACTCAACCTCGGCGCCGCGAGTGAACGTCGGCAGGTTCACGATCTTGCAGTCGCTGCCACTTACGCTTACGTTGCCGTCGAAGTTACGATCGGTGACGGAGAAGGAAATTTGCCGTCCGGGTTCGTCCTGCTCCGCCCACAGCTGGTGGAGCAACTGGTTGCTCACGGAGTTGTGCTTCAGCGTAATCGTTGCCGTTGCCGTGTCGTCAGCGGAGCGGACGGCCGTGGCCTCGCCCTTAGCACCGACATCGGCGCTCCAGCGAGGATTAGACCGTTCAACGCTGATCATCGTGCCTTCGGCAAAACCAACAATTTCCTGGCCGTCGACAAACACGGCCACCTGACGGGGATCGTACTGATCGGCCATTGTCCATCAGCCCTCCTTACACTCTTACAACGCCGGACACGCGCACCCGATGGATTGCGCCGGCGAGAATTGCATCCCAATACACATCGGGGAGGATTCGGTTCGCCCGGTCATTGGGGTCGACTTCTTCCCGTCGAGGGGCCCTGACCGTGAATAGCCCAGCACCATCATCGCCCCGGGCCACGATGCCCAGGGTCGTAGCCTGTTGCAAGGTCGTCCGGATCGGGTCGAGGATTTGCGCGATGCCGATATTGTCGTATGGGATTTTCTCGTTCATGAACAGTACCCGGCTAATGCGCTCTTCCATCCGAGCCTTGAGCCAGTCTTTGGCAAGCTGGATGTCAGCATATGTTTTGTCGCTGACGAAGCCTTCACTGGTTTGAAGAACGCCAAACTTGCGGACATAGGTGATAATCCCGGCATCATGCAGTTCCAGAATCTCGGTAGTGCCGAATTCAGCCTCTGGCACACCGTCCAGGGACTTAAACTTGAATGTCGCCGAGCCTGGTTGTAGTGGTGCCATCCGCCCCACCAGGGCCGCATCGGGATAGGCTTCCGGGCTTGTATGCGCGAACAATACTACCCGACTGGCTTCCATCGCGGTTGCAGCAGCCTTCAACTCTGCCACGATAGTGGCAGGATCACCTGCCTGGTTGGTGAGGACAGCAAACTTGCCCGCCCCAGCCACCCAGGCGGCTAGCTCGGTGAGATCGTCGGCCTCCTGCTCCCGTGGTGCATAGACCAGCCAATACCAGTCGTTATGCAATTGTGTAAGCTCGTTTAGAGCCGCCTCCAGGTCTCCGGGCTGGGGATCCGTTCGCTCAAACGAATAGATTGCCACCCGCTGGGGATGGGGGGACTGCCGAAATATCGTCTGAGCTGCCTTATACTCATCAGTCGTCTCCTCGTAATCCTCAGCCACGGCCTGTATAGTCGTATACTCCTTGTAAGGCTTGGCTGCAGACGTGCCCAAAATCAGCGGCAAACCAAAGCCCGCTTGCGACAGCGGGCGGGTCTGGTCACTAATGACAACTTCAACGTCATGCAATGCCACCGTTTTTCACTCCTTCACAAGTCAATCTGAGTAGTCCGCCCGTCCATCCCGGTGATTTCCACCCGCTCTATCGTTGGCACCGTAAGCCGCACAACGTCAACGACCTGCAGACGCACGTCGAAACCTTGCCGACGCTCAATCTGCTCATCAAGCACCGTGTCCCGGTCTGTAATAGCCGTCACCTCCACCACCGAAGCCTGGACAGGCCCCATCCAGTCGCCACCAAGCTCCGGGATGGACCACCATGTGTGCGCCGCCTGGGCGATGTCGTGGATGCGAGTCCCGTCGCGGTCGTGGCACGTGATGCTCAGCGTGAGCACCGGATTGCGCACGTACCGATACTCAACGTCGAACGGGAACCTTGGGTCTGAGGAGGTCACAATCTCCCGGGTGCGACGTAGTGTCCCGACTTCTGGCGTGATGGTCGTCCACTTGAAGCCAACAAAGGGATATGGCGGTTTTGGCGCATCCTGGTCTCGCTCAATGATAGCCGTCACGCCATACGGAGCGAGATGTTCCTGCAGTCCGTCCACCATGCGGGCTTGAAGCGCCATCATGTCAACCATGGTTGCCACCATCCCGGAGGCGTTTAGCTACGTAGCGACGCAGGTCTGCAACCTCATCGTAATCTCGCTCCTCGCGTATCTCGAATATGGCGCCATTGTGCTCAAATCGCGTTTGTAGTGGCAACGCCACCTTGCCCGGCACAATCACCTTGACGTCCTCCGTCGTGTAAGTGCCTCCCTCGTAATACTGCAAATCGTAGGCCGTCATGGGCAACACCGTGGCCTTGGCCCTAATCGGTTCCGGCGGGTCGGCAGGTACCCAGCGGCCGCCTTCCCATCGCCCTGCGCTGGGATCGGCAGGCGATTGGAACGTGTATTGTCGTTGTGCGATTACTGACGCCATGAATCCCAAGTTCAGCCTCATGACTTACGCACCACCCTGAGAAAGATCCCCTGACCGGATTCAAAGACGCCCTCCCGGCCAACAAGGGGCTTCGTCTCACCGGTGAGGGCGATCGTAAACGGGTGCAGTGGTTCAAATTCGGTCCCGCTTCGGATCCTGTCGGTGATCGCCTCTCGCAATGCTTTGCCGGTCTCAATTAGCGTCTCGTAGGCGTCAAGCTCGCCACGCATCATCTTGGGGATAGCCTCGGCAGCCGCCCTGCGCAGGCGCTCGTGGCTTTGGTCCGCCGTCCCCCGCAGGAAAGACCGCTCCGGCACACGAAACCGCTCGCCAAGCTTCGGCAGGCTTTCCGTGGGCGCATTGTGTGTCCTTGCAAGGGCCCGCAAGCGCTTGTACAGGTCGTCTGTCAGTACTTGATCAACGCCGAACTCATGCATCTTGGCAATCCACGCCAAGCTTCGTGACTTGTCCTCGAACACGCCGACCCGCGCCTCGCGCAGATTGATCCGGGCGATTTCCCTCAGCACGTTCGGGATGCGATTGCGGTCCCGCACCTTCGCCACTACGCCCACCTCACATAAGGTTCAAGCAGCATCGCTGCCTGTTGCGGTATACTCTGCCGGCCTCCCTCGGACCAGTGGACCCGGATCTGCTCCACTTGGAGGATCTGCGCATCCACGGGCTGTCCCTTGGATTGCAAGCGATTGGCAGCTATGATAATGCAGGCCTCTTCAATGTCATGCGGCAGGTCCCGCTCTAGGCCCTCGCCCTCTGCCTGAGCCTCTGCCTGGGCCGGTGTTACCCAGCCGCCTGTATAGGTTACAGAGACGTTGGGCCTGTCACATTCGGGCCATATACCATGCAGGCGCACAATTATGCCTGCCGCGTAGTCGATGACCAGATCAGCGAGGTCTATCTCTTGGCCGCCTATGGCTACTGCTTCCACAGACACAATCGGTGATAGCGAT